AGGTGTCGCCCTGCTCCTGGTTGCCCAGAACGTCCTTGATGTCCTGGTCGGTGATCTGCAGCAGCGCGGCCATCGCGGGCGGCAGATTCGGGCTCTTGGTGTACGCCACCGGCCCCGCGACCTGCGTGGAGCCGTCCGGGCCGCTGATCGGGTTGATCAGCAGGTACGGGTAGTTGCGCAGGTTGTCGTCCTGCCACATCACCTGGTGGCCGGCGACCTGCTCGGGCGTCAGGATGGGCTTCTCGACGCTCGACAGAGCGGCGATCTCGGCCATCTTGGACAACTGCATGTTCTTGAGCCGTTGCGCGTCCTTGGCCAGGCGCACATGGCCGCAGCACCGCTCCACGTTGTCCACGAACCACCGCTTGCCGTAGACCGGGATGATCGGGATGTGCTTGCCGACGATGTAGCCCGAGTCCTCCAGCACCTTCGCGCCGCTGAGGACGTACTTGTGCACCTTGCGCACCTTGATGCGCTTCTGACGCACCTCGACGCTGCCGATGGCGGTCAGTTCGGACAGCTTCTCGTCGTCGAGTTCGCTGTCCCGGTACCGCTCCTCCTCGCCGTCGAGGCTCCTGAAGACGCGCACGGTGTCGGGCACCATCTCGACGCAGTAGTATTGCGCAACGTACACCACGTCGGGCGTCAGCCAGTCGAACTCGTACTGGTGTATCTCCTTGGGCCACGTCGCCGGGTCGTCGCCGTACTCGGCCTTGTAGGCGTCGCGGGTCATGCTGGTCAGCACGAAGCACTTCGTCGCGTCGGCCTTGTCCTGGCGCTTGGCCTGGAGGTCGAAAAACACGCTGCTGTCTGCGTCGAAGATCGGCTCGATCCTGACGCGCTGCTTCTCGTCCTCGTCGTCTTCCTCGTTCTCGTAGACCGTGCGCAGCCGGAACGCCCCGAACCCGCCGCCCACCGCCTCCTCGAAGGCGTTGTCGTAGGCCTCCTCGGCGTTGGAGTCCTGCTCGTCGGCTCGGAACAACTGGTCGCAGGCGTCGGCCAAGCTGTCGTACTCCTTGCCTTCCTTGCTGACGAAATCGACCGTCACGCGGTTCGAGCGGTACTCGGAGAAGATGCGCTGGACGGCCAGCGCGATCTTGTTGACCTCCATCTTCGGCTTGTTCTCAAACTGCGCCCCGAGCGGCCCCTCCCACTGCGCCCCGGCGATGGAGTAGAACCGGCGATCCTGCAGGCACTGCAGCCGCTCGTCACGCAGCGCGCTCTGGATGGCGTCGAACTCGCGCATCGCCTCCTGGTGTACGTCGGCCAGTCGTTGCTGAGTGGTTGGTCGGGCCATGATGTACCTCAGTGGCCGGCAGCGGACCAGTGGTGGCGGGTCGGCAGCGCGGTGAACTTCGAGACGGTGCCGAAGAAGGCGCTGCCGACGTCGCTGCTCACCGGGAACGCGAACGTCACGGCGATGGCGTCTGCGGCGTCAGGGGACGCCAGCCCACGGGCCTTCATGTCCTTCTTCGACTCCAGAAAGATCTTGCCCGACGAGTCGGGCTTAGTGCGTGGTGCCGTCAGGTCGTCCCGAAGCTGCTTGTCCTGTGGCAGGCTGGCGGTCTTGAGCCAGTCCTTGAGCGCGCCCCATAGCTCCGCGCGCCTGTTGCCCCACATGACGGGCTTCGTGGACTTCCAGCCGAAGTTCACGCCGCGCACCTTATACCGCTGTTCGGTCAGACGGTCAAGGATGCCGTACCCCAGCCCACCCTCGTCGATCATGGTCAGCGCCGGCCGGAACTCCTCGATGGCCTGGATGACGTGCCCCACGACGGTCATGGTGTCGTCGCCGCGGTAGCGCCTCAAAGTGATGATATTGCGCCCCTGCCGCACGGCTATGACCGTGCTGTCCGCGCCCGAGCGCGCCGGGTCTACGCCGATGACGATGGGCGCGCTCTGGTCGCGCCACGGCTCTCTGGCCATCGCCTCGGCCACCAGGCTCTGGGGGATGAACTGGTCGTCGTCCGTTGTGGGAAACTGCCCGTAGACCTCAATGCGGGCCTGCGGGCTGTCCTCGCCGTACTCCGCGATGATCTGCTCGTAGACCGCCTTGTCGGTGTCCTCCACCGTGCGCGAGTCGATCTGCTGCGTCGTCCAGAAATCCCGCTTGGCGTGGAAGCATTCGTAGAAGTACCCCTGCGCCCGCCGCGGGTTGCTGAACGCCAGCCAGAAGCGGTTGGGCGTGTTCTCCGTCCAAAAACCCTGGCTAACGTCCCATATCACGTCCGGTATGCCGCTGGCCTCGTCAAAGATCAGCAGCACGCCGTCTGCGTTGTGCAGGCCCGCGTAGGCGTCCGGGTTCTCTTCCGACCACAGCCGCCCCTCCGCGCCCCAGTACCGCGTGCCCTTGCGCAGATCGCGCTCCACGATTTCGCTCAACCACTTGGCCGGGGTGATCCGCGTGGCGCTGATCTCCCACCAATGGCTGCTGATGAGCATCGCCAGCCACTTGGTGATCTCGGCCCAAGTGATCGAGCGTAGCTGCGCCTCGCTGTTGGCGCTGATTAGCACACTCGCGCCTATTCGCGTGGTGAGCATCCACAGCACCAGCCACGACACCAGCGCCGACTTGCCGATGCCCCGGCCCGAGGCGATGGCCATGCGCAACACCTCATACGCAGCCGCGTAGTCGTTGCGCGCGATGTGGTCGCGGATGTCGCGCAGCACCTTGCGCTGCCAGGCACGCGGGCCTTTGTACTTGGCCAGCGGCGTGCCGGTTTCCCCCCAAGGGAAGACGAACAGGACGAACTTCTCAGGATCGTTGGCTATCTCGGGCGACCAGAGCTTGGCCATCAGGCTCTGCTCTTGGGCCGCTGAGAAGCGTGGCTCTTGCATCCTGTGTCTCCAGTTCTATCACTTCACTCACGCGCCGTTGCGCCGCCTCCAGCGCTGCCGTGATGCTGATCTGCTGCGCCACGTCGATCTGCACCTGCTGCTTGGCCACCCAGTCGTGCTTGTGCTTGAGGATGGTTTCCGCCGCCTTGGTATCGCCGGCAAGCGCCGCAGCGTGCAACACCTCAGACAGCGCGTTCTCGCCATCCGCGCGGCCTTTCTGTTCGGCCATCAGCGCCAGCGGGTCAAGTTCGCACAGCCGCCGGTATTCCTCCGGCCGCAGCCCGGCGACCAGCGCCAGCGTGTCGCCCTTATGCCCTTTTCGCGCGGCTTCGTATACGCGGTTCAGCACCGCTTCAGTCGCGCGCGCATCTCGGGTCGTGAGCGGCAAGCTCTTGAACATGGCCGCGGAGTATACGGCAATGGAATGTCGTTTGCACTTGCAAAAAATAAAAAATTGCTTGTGGCACCTCCGTTTTTGACACCTGCCCCAGCCGCGTCGATGGGTACCCCCCTGGCCGCCTGGCCGCCTGGCCGCCAGCTGCTAGGCGGCCTAGGCGGTCTAGGCTATCGGCTGGCAGCCGGTAGCCCCCGGGCTAGGCGGCCTAGGCGATCTATGCCATGCCTACCGGGGTCGGCCGACCCCTTTGCTGGGGCTAGGTGCTTTAGGCTATCGGGCCGGGTACGCCTAACCCGCATACTGGGGCGCCTGGCGCGGGTGCGAGGGGGCTCGGGGCTGATAGGTCACATAGGCGACTAGACACCCAAAACGAAATCGCGCTACCCCATATTGCTTATATAAGCCCCTACTTATATTTATCATTCAATCAAAGAGTCATATAGACATAGCCTAGAGTACCTAGCCCCCTCGGTAGGCCGCGACACTGGCGGCACCTAGCGGCATGGCTAGCGTAGGTGCTAGAAACCAGTCTAAGACCCTACGCTTTACTCAGGTAACGAGATAGGCTTACACTTTGCTCTGCCTAGGAATTAGCCCCACAACCTATAAGTGTATGTCATCTAGGCAGGCATACCCGGAGAGATAAACCATGCTGACCCTCAACAAGCATCAACAACGCGAAGTGAACATGGCGATTGCGCGCCTTCCCTTGCTCGGCACCGACTACGCTGCACGCTGCATTAGCGCACTGTACCGCGCTGCGCTGCGCGACACTCAGAAGCGCGAGCTGCTCTCGATCGCTACGGCATACAAGCTGCTCAGCTCGCCCGACTTCATCGTCTAACACTCAACCCGCGCGCCTACGGGCGCGCGCATTGGAGCTGACACTATGCACGCCATTGCCCACAATCGCACAATCCACGTATCACCTGACATTGCCGCTTCCCTTGTCGGCGTTACTGCGG